TGCCCCGGATGAACGTGTCATCCCGGCTGAGCGTCTGCAGCGCAGGCGAGGTGATGCTCATCCGGCCAGTGATCGCCTCGGCCTGCCAGATCTGGCAGCGCACCACGTCATCGGCATCCGCGCTCTTGATGAAGTTGTCCAGATAGGACGACATCATCTTCTCGGCGTGCCGTACGCCGAGCACCTGCTCCGCTATCTCCCGTGCCTGCGGAGTCGATCCGAAGTCGCGGACGCGTGCCAGGAATTCCTTGTCCATCTTCGGCAGCCCGGACTTCGGGGTGAACTCCGTTGGCGGCTCACCATGTTTTTCCAGTGCGGCGGAAATCTGCCGGGCACTGAGCACGCTGGTGATGCCGTAGGCTGCGTCCAGCCAGGTGCGCGCTTCCGAGGCGTAGGTTTCCAGCTTCAGCCGGGCCTGCGTGATGTAGGCGGGGTCGATGAGGATGCCCTTGAGCATCATGTTCACGCAGATCTTGTTGACTGCCAGCTCCACGTCGTACGCCTCGGGACAGCTCGCCATCACACGCGGGTACAGATGCGACCATAGCCTGCTTGTCAGCACCGGGTCCAGGGCTGAGTACGCCCAGTACGGAGCGAAGTCATAGGGAACTGACCCCCAGGTCCAGCCGTTCCTCTTCATGCCGTCATCCAGGGCACGCTGACCGGAGTCCGCCTTCGGGTCGATCAGCCGCCGCGATAGCGGCTTCAGCCCGCGCGCTCGCATCGGATCATCCAGTGCGGCTAGGATCAGCGTATCGTGCAGCCGGTGCCAGGGCAGGTCAATCCCGCCCTGAATCGACAGGAACCTCCAGTCGTGCGGGAGGTTGTGGAGGACCATCGGTCCCTCGTAGCTGCGCAGCACCTCCTGCGCCAGTCCGCCCCACAGCGGCCACGGAATCGCCCAGCCGGTGTCCTGATCGCCCACCTGCACCAGCCTCAGGCTGTCACTGCTCGGATTCAGTCCCGACGACTCAGTGTCCACGCCTAGAATCTCGCGCCGCTCCCCCAGCCAGCGCTTGAGTGCGAGAGCCTCGTCCAAGTTAGTGACGAGGTGCAATTCCACCGCTTCTAGTGGTGAGGCTCCCACAAGTTCTCGCTTCCTTCCGGCGTCACTGCCCTCAGCATAGCACGCTTCACTTATGAAATGCAGTGTAGATACCGATTGCCAGCACGATCGCAGCGATCACCAGGGCGAACAGCTGCATCCGTGCCTGTGACGCCTGGATGCGAGCCTGCTCAATCGCCACCAGGTCCCGGTCGGAGGAGGACGTTTCCACCTTCGAGGATTTCTCGCCCTGCTGCTGGTACTGAGCGGCACGCAGGTCTTCGATCGACTTGGTGATCGGGGCGAGCGCCTGGGCGAGGGCATCGGCGGTGGCGATGCGCGCCTGCTCCACCTGGTTGCGGAGTGCGTCGGCTGACGCCTGCTGCTGCGTCGCCAGGGTGGACGCCTGCGCCGCCGACACCTCCGCCGCTCGCGCAACCGCGCTGACGTCAACCTGCCGGATCGCGTCGATGCGAGCTGACTCCTGCGTTCGCAGCTTCTCCTCGTAGCTCGCCCGGATAGACATCAGCTCGCGGATGTGACTAGATTCGGCGACGCGCAGGTCATCCTGCCGCTGGATAGCAGCGCGGACCAGGGCGTCCACGTTCTTGGTCGGGTCAATGACCTGATTGCCCTGCCGGTCCACGCCAGGGCCAGAGCTAGGGCCGGAACTCAGCCCTTCGTGCACCACGTCATTGTCAGGCATGCTACGACCGCGCGTATATCTTTCCCGTCGGAGGTTTCTTATGAGCGCAGAAGCACCACGTCAGGCCGGGGCAGCCATCTCGGTGCCTCGCCTCCGCTTCCGCGTCCTTTCCCTCTAGGTACAGGGCGGCACCTTCCCGGCACGCCTTGCAGATCATGCGTCCTCATCCTCCTCATGCGCAATGCAGTCCCAGTAACAGGCACTGTAGCCAGCGATGTCCATCACCGAGTCCATCTTACTAGGCGTCCACACCAGGCGGCTCAGCTTCAGGCAGATCTGGATGACAGCCACGTCCCGGGGCATCAGCATCCGGCCGCCCGGACCCGGACCTCGGTAGCCCAGGGCGTTCAGCATCTCCGCGATGCGGGCGAAGTCCTGATGAGGTTCCCCGTATTCCGCATTCCGTTCCTGAGTGACCAGCTGCTTAGCTCCGTCAAGCAACTGCTCCCGGAAGTCGTATCGTCCCGTTGTCACCATCGCCGCCCTCTTGCTCGATCACCCGTGCCAGGTGACGCTTCTGCGCAGCGACCATCACGGCCTGCGTCTCGAACACGTCCTTGGTAAAGTGCTGGATGGCGTAGATGCTCGCCATCGCCGTGTCCGCCAGCTCCGCGAGCAGCTTCACCCGGGCACCGGGATGCTCCGTTTTGCGCGGATTCTGACCGGTCCACAGAATCATCTCCGACACCGCCTCGCCCACTTCCTCGGCTAGCTTAGCGACACGTGCCCAGTCCTGTGCGAGCGGCTGGTCCTTGTACCGCTGTGCCGTCATCTCATCGATGTGCGCGTCCACCTTCTTCACGACCTGCGGGATTATCATGACGATCATTGACTCAGGCTCCATTCGCGTCTCCTCTAGTTCTAGGTTGACCGGTAATCCACTCCACTCCCTGCCGGCACCCAGGTTCACACTTAGCCATTCGCTCCCAGTATCTTTCGCAGTGATTGCTCGTCGGCTAGAATTTCTTCGATGCGGAACGCCTTGACCTCAAGTATATCACGGACGCGCTGCTCTATACTGTTGGGTGTGACCTGCTCGATTATGCGAATCTCATCGTGGATCTCAGATCCTATGCGGTGGATGCGATCGACAGCTTGTTCGTTAACTTGGGGGCTCCACGCTTTTTGCATGAAGCATATGACATTCGCTCGTGTCAGGGTCAGGCCCTCCGCTCCGGCTCCCAGTGTCATCAGTATGACACGGATGCGCCCGTCCTGGAAGTCCTGGACCGCCTTCGCCCGCTCGACGGTGGACTGCGCCCCGGTCACCAGCCCATGCCGGATCTTCTTCTCCGTCAGCCTCGCTGCTGCAAGCTCGATTAGCTTCCGCGACACCGCTGCCACAACCAGCGGCTCATCCTCGTCCATCTCGCCCAGCAGGTCCAGCAGGTCATCGACTTTAGACGACGGATTCTTGAGCTGCACCTCGCCCGCCTCATCAATCATAGCCGAGGACGACGCAAACTGCAGCAATCGCGTGGCCTGCGCAAGTGCGGACGGGGCACTGAGTATCTCACCGTCGTCGAGGACGGTAAGCAGATTCTTCTCCATCTGCTGGTAGGCTTTCGCCTGCTTCGGGGACATCGGAGTCTCGCGTACCGAGGGAGGCAGCTTCGGCGGGAGCTGCGGCAGCACGGCACTTTTCAGCATCCGGCGGAACGCGGGCTCAGTGATCGCCCGGAATTCGGAGGCAGTCTCCGGCTTGAGACCGAGGATTTCTGTTCCGCCGAACCAGTTGTACCCGATTAGCCCGTATCTAGTGAGGTAGCGGGTGTAGCGCGGGTGCCAGTCAGGCTGGATACCGTGCAGCAGACCCCACAGATCCCCGACGTGGTTGTTGACGGGGGTGCCGGTCAGCAGGAACCGGAACTCTGCGTCGTGGAGGACAGCCCACGAGCTGCGGGTGAGGGCAGTGTCCGCATGCCGGAGGCGGTGTGCCTCATCACAGACAACAGTGCGATAGCCCGCCTCGTTCAGCTCCTTGCGCGCCTTCTGCTTGTCACTGAGCCGGATGGTGCCGTAGCCTGCTTCGCGAGTGTGCAGCCGCAGTGACTCGTAGTTGATGACGGTCACGTCGGTGGCTGACTCAATCTGCTTGCGGCGGGCGGGTGCTGTTCCGCCGACCACCGTGACCGACAGTTCGGGTGCCCAGGCTGCCAGCTCCTTCGCCCACACCGTATTCTTGAGGCTGTTCGGGCAGATGATGAGGGCGGGATACGGATCCAGACCCATCCGCTGCAGCACCTGCAACGTCCTGATTGTGACCGGTGACTTGCCAGATCCCGGCTGGTTCCCCAGAATCGCCTGGCCGCAGGTGACCAGGAAGGCGACGTCAGCCTGCTGGAACGGCTTGAGCTGCAGCTCACCCCCGGCCTCGATCTTGTCCAGCCATTGTTTCACGTGAAACGCGACTTCATCAGTGCTGCTGTCAGGTAGCTCCAGCAGTTCGCGCAGCGCCATCGCGGGGTCGATCCGGGTGTTCTTCACCTGCCAGGCCCACTCCTGCAGTTCCGGCGTCAGGTCGAGAGCGGAGCCGAACAGGCTGCGGAGCTGGAGCGCTGCCGCCCAGGTCAGCGGCATCCGCCACAGCTGCAGGTTCTTATCCCAGCGGGAGCCGGGGATCTGCATGACCAGATCCCTTTCCGCATAACTGCAGGTGAGGATGATGGTATCCTCGTCAAGCCCCGCTACTGACATCCCGCAGTCGCTCCTTCAGTTCCTCGGGAAGCAGATCGTTAGTGATAGCCCAGGTCGCAAGATGACCTGCTGCATCCATTCCGTGCTGCTGTCCGGCCCGGTACCATCCAAGTGTTTTCAGATGCTTGAGCCCTAGCCTCCGTGCCGAGGGGGGCTGGGACGGGAGCATCGCCACGTTATGCTTAACTGTGAGCCATCTTAGCATACCAATGACCATGAGTGCGGATCCATCGTGCTTTATCTGCCTACCAGGCGTGATCGTGAACTGCTCGTACCCAAGGTAGAAGTCACTACCATAGCGTGTCACAAGGTCCTCGACAAGGGCTCCGGTCTCGCGGAACTGAAGTTGCGTACTATTGAATCTCTGTTCGACGAAATCCCACAGCGCCAGTCCGGTTGTGCCGCCAGGATCCGCCCACAGAGCGGCCCGCATCGACCTTGACTGCTCAGTCATATCCCTTGCTCCTTAACTAAAACCGGTCTACTATGAATGAACAGCACCGGAGGGAGTCACGTGGAGCAAGAGCCGAGAATCTGCGAGCAGTGCGGCAAGGAGATACTGCGTCGTGACGGGGAGTACGTGAGTCAGTACAAACGACGTCGTTACTGCAGTACAGATTGCAGAAAGACCGGATCGGCCAGCAAGAGGAAAGCAACACAGGAACCATCCTACGCGACACTTCACTATCGTGTCTACCGTGCACGCGGCCGAGCCGCAGACCAGATATGTGATCATTGCGGTAATCCTGCGAAGGAGTGGGCGACAGTGCACAACACGGATGGCCTAGACCCGATGACGGACTACATCCCGCTCTGCCGTAAGTGTCACCTAGCCTACGATGACGTAAACTATCGCAAGGTAGCAACACGCAGGGCACAGGGAGGTTATGTAAAGACACCCGCGCAAATAGAAGCTATCAGTCAGGGATTCCGCCGGATGTGGAGCAAGATCCCGCCAGAGGAGCGAAGTGAGATCATGCGTCAGCGATGGGAGGTAAGTCGAGCAAAAAAAGCAGCTCTTCAGGAAACGGACTTGCTACCGGAGCAGGAAGCTGATACACTCAGTCATATCAGCACGGAGGGAAACGAGGAAGGTAATGACTGAAGCACCACCGCCAGGGGTGACGTTTCTCATCCACGGGTTTTCCAAGCACGGTAAGAGCTGGCTAGGAGACACAACTCCGGGGCCTCGGCTAGTGCTGGACGCTGAGACAGGCAGCCGGTTCACTCCTAGCCGTAAGATCCTGTGGGACCCGACAAGGGATCGCCCGCCGAAGGCTGACGGCACCTGGGACACTGCCATCGTGCCAGTCCGGCAGTTTCGTACGATGAGCAAGGCGTACGAATGGCTCCTAGCGGGGGATCACGATTTCGAGTCAGTAGTACTGGACAGTCTGAGCGAGGTCCAGACCAAGATCCTGGATGACCTGACCGGCATCAACGCTCCGAAAATGCAAGACTACGGTCAGTTGCTAAGGATCTCCACAGATCTGATCAGGAAGTTCCGAGATCTTGTCACGCATCCGACCAGGCCGTTGCAGTGCGTGATGATGATAACGATGACCAAGCTCGGGCAGGACAACATTTACCGTCCGCTGCTCATCGGCCAGCTTGCTTCCGTCGCCCCCTACCTAGTAGACTGCGAGGGGTTCATGGTCAAGGCTCCGCAGGAGGACGGCTCCATCGTGTACAGGCTGCTGACAGGCACGTTCCAGGGGTACGAGACGGGCGACCGTCTAGGTGGTCAGCTCGGGGAGTACACTGACAATCCCAGGATCGAAGATCTAATCAAGAAGATTCACAACGACACGAAGGAGCCATAGCGAATGAGTGTTCTAAAATGGTCGGAATGGTTGGCGGCGAGTGACGAGGCTGGCTTCAGCGCCATCCCCGCAGGCGACTACGACATGTACATCGAGTCCGCCGAGGCCACGCAGGCGCAGAGCAGCGGCAAGGACATGGTAAAGCTCGTCGCCAGGGTAGAGGCCGGACCGCACGAAGGTGCGAAAATCTTCTCGAACCTAGTCGTCAGTCCCGAGAATCCCACCGCCCTCAGCTTCCTCATCCGCAAGCTCGCGGCTCTTGGCCTCGACCGGGAGTATCTCGCCAAGAACCCGTCTCTCGAAAAGATCGCCAGCGACCTAGAGCACCGTCGCTTCCAGGGCAAGGTGACCGTCAGGCAGTGGAACGAGCAGGATCGCAACGACCTGGACTCGTTCCGTCCTCCGGCCGACGGCAACACGCACCGCGCCTCCGGCTCCATCCCCGACACCGCCTTCGGCGTGTTCATGCCGACCCCGGGCAACGGCGTCACTCCGCACGCCTCGCACCCCTCACACCCCGCTCACCACGGGGCGGGCAAGGGTCCGGAACTGCCCTTCTAGTGTATCCCCGGTGCTATACAGTGCTATAATAAGTAAGGCATAGCCCGCCGTACGCGGGGACAAGGAAGCAGTATGACTACAACTCTAGCACCGCCCCCCGCGTACGGCGGCTTCACCGAGGTGGCCCGGCGCCTGACTGACGCCGGGCCGCGCAGCGTTTCCCGGCAGGGCGTGCGAGCCTGGTGGCTGCGGCGTGAGCGCAGCCAGTTCCCGGACTATCACCACCTGGATGGTGACGGTTTCAAGCAGTGGAACATCGCCGAGGTTATCGACTGGTACGCACGGTACGTCCCCCCGTCGGTCACCCACTGGGGGGTGAGGAACAGGAAAGGAAGACTCACACCTGCATGAGCAAACGGCTGTTCACGTCAGACCCGCATGTCGGCCATATCCTTCTGTCCGCTATCAGGGGGTTCGCTAGTGTCGAGGAGCACAACGAGGTAATAATCGAGCGCTGGAATAACACGGTCGGCGTCAAGGACACTGTGTTCGTAGCAGGGGATGCCGTCATGGGACGCCGGAGCATTTCACTCCAGCTGTACACCCGGATGAACGGGATTAAGCACCTGATCACCGGTAATCACGACGACTGCTGGAGCGGGCACCCCAACTCATGGGCTAAGCACGGGGAGTATAAGAAGGTTTTTGCTTCCATCCAGCCGTTTCTCCAGGTGACGATTGACGGCCAGCTGGTCCTGATAAGCCACTTCCCGTACACGGCGGATTCTATTCACCGGCCGCAGTACAACCAGTACCGCCTCCGGGATGAGGGAAACTGGCTGCTGCACGGTCACACGCACAGTTCCGTCCGGAGAACATCCGCCCGGGAAATACATATCGGCATGGACGCCTGGGACCTCACGCCGGTAGCAGAAACCAGGATCGTAGCAATGATGCGGGCACAGCTAGCACAGGAAAGAAATGGTGAAGGGAATGCGACCCTATCTCCGTCAGACATTCAGGTCCCTCCAGCGACGGCAGCTCCCTCCGCTCCCGTCATTCCGGGGGATGCCCAGGCCGACTCAGGAGCGCCTGGAGCGCCTGGTCACCATCAGTGAGCTACAGCGGCTGCGGGAATTGCCTCCGCTGCCGCCTGATACCCGCAATGCGGCACAATGACGCCCCCCGTACAGTAGGCTAGTACTAGTACCGCAACGCAGCCGGGTGCAACGGGAACCCGGTGCAAAGGAAGGATAGGCAAGCGTGTCAGACACGGAAGTAAAGGCTCTGCCCGCAACTCCCGCCGCCCGTCAGATGGCGGAAGCTGAACTGAAGAAGAGGATACTGGAGAATCTTGCCGCGCTGGGCGGCCAGGTGTCCGGTGAGGACACCATCGTTTACGAAGGGACCGGGTTCCGTTTCCCGGCCTCCTTCGAAGGCGACCTCGCCGGGGTGATGCGTCACCTGGATGAGGTGCGGCGCTCGGAAGAGAAGAAGATCGTTTTCAAGCGCATGTTCCCGTACCGGATGATGGACGGAGCTGTCGCCTTCAGCCGGGCCATGTCCGAGCTGTTCGGAGCGCAGGGGATCGGCATGGTCACCAGGACCATGTTCGGGGACATACCGCCGGAGATTCAGTCGGTCGAAACCGGCATCGGAGAGCACACCGAAGCTCCGTGGGGCAAGGTCGGGTTCACTGCGCTCGACGCAGTGTTCACCGTCAAGTACACGTCCCACCCGGAGCTGGGTTACGTCTCGGAGATTACCTGCGAGGCACCCCGCAAGCACCGGCGCAAGATTGAGGGCTTCTTCGACGTTGTTGAAGCGCACCTGCGCAACAACAGCATATACCGGGGCAAGGCGATTACGGCAGCAAGCACCCCCGGGTTCTTCAATGCGTTCTCGGTCCGCCCGGAAAGCGTCGTCTACACGCCTGCCGTCATGAGGCAGCTGAGTGCCAACGTCTGGACGCACATCCGGTACGCGCAGCAGCTGCGTGACATGAACCGGTCGCTGAAGCGGACCGTGCTGCTGAAGGGGCCGTACGGCACCGGCAAGTCGCTCGCCGGAGTGCTCACGGCGCAGATCGCGCTTGAACACGGCTGGACGTTCATCATCGTCCGATCCGAGGACGACCCGCTGCAGGCGCTGCAGACGGCAAAGATGTACGCCCCGGCAGTCGTGTTCATCGAGGACTTCGAACTCCTTACCGAGGGCAAGTCCAGGGAAGAAGTAGACCGGATCCTCGACCTCATGGACTCGGTGAGCACCAAGGGACAGGAGGTTATCGGGCTGCTCACGACCAACTTCCTCGAAAAGATCGACAAGGCCGCACTCCGGCCAGGCCGGATCGACCACATCATCTCCATCGAGGGCCTGGAAGGGGACGGGTACACCACCCTGGTCAAGTCCATCATCCCGGCCGCGCAGCTAGCTGCGGACGTCAACTACCAGGCGGTAGCTGAGGCTTTCAAGGGATTCTACCCGGCTTTCGCTAGCGAGGCAGCCGGAAAGGCGATCCTCTACAGCCTAGACCGGACCGGCGGTCGGCTGGACACCATCACTACCGAGGACCTGCTCGCCGCAGCAGCCGGAGTTCGTGAGCAGCTGGAAGTCCAGCAGGCTGCTCACGAGGCATCGCACCGGCAGCCCGGGATCGATGAACTGCTCGTAGAACGGATGGAGAACGTGCTGCGCCGCACCATGTACGAGGGCGACTACATGGTGGTTCAGCCCCGCAGGTAGAACACCGCTTGCATGATCGGCAGTAGTTCGCTATACTGACAGAGCGCCCCGGCCGGACGTCCACCCCATCCCCACGGCGGCCGGGGCGCTCCTCAGCATGCAGGAAGGAAAATAGTGCTCCCGCACAAGGAGATCGTGTTCCCAGCAGTCGACCTGTCCGATGACGACGGGGACCCGGTATGGCCGATGCGTCATGAGATTTACGAGCAGGAAAAAGCGGAGGGGGAGCACCACTACCGATGGCTGTGCCCGCCCCGCGTGCATCATAACTTCTGGGAGGTAGTGAAAGGAGCCTGGGATGAAACTTCACGTGCGTATGAAGTCAATCCGGACAGTTTTCATGACAGCTGGCACTACCTCAACGATCACCCGATGTTCTGGAAATTTACAGAACACCGCAATTCGGACAAGCCGAAGAATCATGTTTCCATGCTGGAAAGAGATTGCGGATTCGGCAGCAACAGCATTGATGTCATGGTCGTGCTAGTTGACGGGACAGGAACGATCAACGAGGACGACTCGCTGAACACACAGACGGAGGTCTGGCTGGAAACAGGCAAGTGGAACCTGTTCGCCGATGACCACGAGCACAGCAGCGTCCACTGCCACTGGCACGACATCGAGCTGGACTGCGGCGGTCCGACATATGAAGCTGCCGTCATCACGCTTGCCCGTCTTGTCTGGGAGAAGTACGGGAATGACCGGCTGATCGCAGACGCCCCGCCCGTGTCGCCCATGTCGCCCGTGCAGTCATAGTTGCATCCACTGCTCGCAGCTGCTAGGTTTAGCACATGCCCGCAACGGGCATGCAACCGGAAGGACAGTACCGCATGTTTTCTCGCAAGGCTATCGCGACCACGGTCGCAGTTGCCGCAGCCCTCGGAGGTGTGGCACTCGCGTCTGGCAGTGCCAGCGCCTCCACGCACTCTCCGCAGTTTCGGAGGGCGACGGCGACGGTGACAGCGACGCCAGACATGTTCCGCTCTCTCGGCCAGGGTGCGGTGAACACCTCCAACGGTGAGGCTGGGTACTTCACCTGGGCGAGTACGGCGTTCCAGGAGGTGCAGACCAACCTCACGCCACTTGCCCCAGCAGAGCAGGCAGGAGCTAACGGCTCGCTGGGCATCGAGCTGACCAGCGTGGTGGGTGCCAACGCCAACGGGAACATCCTGCCCGGCACCGTCCCGGGCTCCCTGTCCTGTAATCTCGCGCAGCTGGGTTTCGTGTGGAACCCCGCCGAGCAGGCATACGACGTGTGGGAGGCTACCGGCACCACCACGTACGACCCCACCGCCACTAACCCGTACCTCGGCGGCACCAAGGTCAACGTCTGCACCAGTGGCGGCGCGCTCAACCCCGCCCCGGGCACCACGTACCAGGACGGCTTCACGGTCGTCACGGACACCACGTCCCAGGTGCTCGGCGATGACAGCAGCGGCGAAGGCATCGCTGTCGGCCAGCAGGTGTTTCTCCAGCTGGAGAAGCACGGCAGCGACTTCACCGCGTCGGCCTGGGACACCAACCCCAACGACGACAACACCGGCGGTCCAGTGGACGTGGCCTTCCCCGGCACCTTCGGCTCGGCGCACTGGGCTGGTGCCGGAACCGTGGTTGACATCACTGACCGCACGCCTGCCACACCTCTCTCGGGCGAGGAAGCCATGTTCAGTGAGCTGCGCGCCGCCAACGCGACGCACACGACGCACGGTCGGAACCACGCTTACACGCTGAAGATCTTCAACACCTGGCTGAGTCAGGAGGTGGTGTCCTCGGCGAACGGCACCAGCGCTGATGCGCCTGCCGTGACCCCGGCTAACTCACTCGTGGTCAAGACCGGCCCCGGTACCTTCAACCTGTACACCGGGTCACCTGTCGGAGCGTAGTACGCAGTAGCAGAACAGTAGACGGCCAGGTGCGCACGCACCTGGCCGTCTTTTGCGTGCACTAGCCCCCCCGTTGCCGCCCTGCTGTGCGACGAGCTGCAGCCTAGCAGCAAGCTGCGTATATGCCCTGTGTATGGTACTATTGCAGGGCAACGCAGGACAAGTAGCTTGACATAGCAGTGACTCCCCGCTAGAATCTCCGTAGGAGATCTAGTGGGGAGTCTTTTTGAAAATTCTGATCAGCTCAAATGCTCCATTCGTAGGCACAGGATACGGGCAGCAGACCGCCATGTGGGCACCGCGCTTCCGGGACCTAGGGCATGAGGTGTTCATCGCCTCGTTCCACGGCCTGTCCGGAGCCCCCTCACTGTGGGAGGGCATCCCGGTGCTGCCATCCGGGTATGACCCGTACGGCAACGACATTCTCGGGGCACATGCCAAGGCCGTCAGCGCAGACCTGATTCTCACGATCATGGACGCCTGGGTGATTGACCCCAACCAGACACAGGGGTTCAAGGTCGCCAACTGGACCCCGATCGACTGTGCCCCCTTGTCCGCCATGGACCGGCATTACTTCCAGATGTCCGGCTCCATCCCGGTCGCCATCAGCAAGTTCGGCCAGCACATGCTGGAAGACGCAGGATTCTCCAGCCTCTACGTCCCGCACGGCGTGGACACCTCCGTCTTCAGTCCGCCCGATGACAGGAAGCGAGTGCGCGGTGAGCTAGGAATCCCCGAGGATGCGTTCGTAATCGCGATGAACGCTGCCAACAAGGATGCAGTACGGAAATCTTTTCCCGAGCAATTCCTCGCTTTCGCGAAGTTCTCGGAAACTCATTCCGACGCACTGCTGCTTGTGCACTCCCTCACCCAGGCTCCGCAGGCACTTAACCTGATGGACATCGTCAACCACCTGGGCATCCGGGACAAGGTCAAGTTCAGCGACCAGTACGGCATCATCACCGGCCGTATCCAGCCCCAGAATCTAGCAGCGCTGTACGGGGCAGCCGACATCCTGACTGCCACGTCCCACGCGGAAGGTTTCGGACTGCCGATTGTCGAGGCGCAAGCGTGCGGGACGCCAGTCGTCACTACCAACTTCTCCAGCATGCCGGAGCTGACCGGTGCCGGGTGGAGCGTCGAAGGTGAGCCGTTCTGGAACGCGGCACACCAGTCGTGGTGGTGCAAGCCGCACATCAGTGAAATCACGGCTGCTTACGAGAAGGCATACACAGAGGCCGCGTCGCTACGCGACGCGGCCCGGGAGTTCGGCCTCAAGTACTCGGTCGGCCGGGTACTAACGGATCACTGGGCACCAGCACTCGACGAGATATTCGAGAGCTGATAGTCCACCAGCCCGTACACCTCGCGGAAGGAAGGATTGAGGGTGCTCGCGTACTCGCCAGGTGATGCGTGGACACCCTCAAACTTCCCGATGTTCTGACTGCGAGACGCAGCTGGCAGCACGGTCCGGTAGCCGCCGCCGGGGATAATCCGGGCATCGATGTGGTGATCCCACCCTGACCCGGGATGCTCCGGAGTGCCTGTGGAGTACGTCCTGTCCCAGGTAGGCTCCAGCACCGTGTCCCACCGATCTCGCCAGCTCGCCCAGATCCAGCAGCGGAACCGCGTCCCCAGGTGCACGTCACGCGGATCCGCCCAGTACGACGCCCCCTCCTCGGTGTGCGCGCAGGCGATCAGCACCGTCTGGTCATCACGGAACTGCTCATCCGTCCACGCAAGATAGTCGAGAACGTCATCGCTGACGATGAGATCTTCCTCAGCAAACACAAGGAACTGCACCCCGGGATCAGATCCGAACACCGCGCGGGCCGTCTCCAGCGGATTCCCCAGGTTGTCGTACCGCTCCGGATTCTCGATGACGGTGATGTTCAGGCCGTGCCGGTCGCGTGCCTGCTGCACGATATCCAGCATTTTCTGCTGGCGCTCGGACGGATCCAGCCCGATGGTGAAGCTCCGCACATCGTGCACGCCCCGGACAGCTGCCCACGATTCAAGCACCCGCCGGAGATACTGCGGGCGCTTCCAGGCAGTCATGACGATCGCGGTGTCGCTCAGGCTCATGCCTCGATCCTCCGCAGGACGATGAGGATATTAGAGCCGCCGTCTGTCAGTTCTAGGCTCACTTTCTCAAACAGCACGTCCCAGTAGCAGTACGCAGCACCGTACTTGAGGTTGTACTCAGTGCTCTTGACCCAGTAGTCCCAGGTGCGCTCAGTACAGAACCTGCGATGTGTGGGGTCCGTGTACGCTGACTCGCTTCGCCAGTGCGGCGATCGAATCCGGAGTACACCACCTGGCTTGAGCACCCGCCCCGCCTGGTTCATGAAGACCAGGGGGTCGTTAACGTGCTCGAAGACATCCATCGCCCGGATCTCATCCACGCTAGCGTTATCCCACGGCCACGGTGCTACGTCCAGGTCGTGCACGACATCGATCCCGGGCAGCTCTGCGATGTCCGAGTTCACCCACCCGGTACGGATGTCGTATCCGGCACCAAGGTTCAACCGCTTCATGGCACCATCCGATACATGGCTGTCCCGCGCTTCTCCTTAAAGGAGGGGTTCAGGGTGTTGTGGTAGTCCGCCGGGCCAGCGTGCACACCTTCAAAGCGTCCGATGTTCTGCGAGCGAGAGGCTAGAGGGAATACGCACTTGAGCCCACGACCAGGGATAACACGGAGATCCAAATTCCAATCGTATCCTGCTGGCTCACCCGAGCTGTAGTCTCTATCCCATGTCGGCTCGAACACGCTCTCAAATCGGTCGTTCCAAGTCCCCCAGATCCAGCACCGGTACCTCGGCAGCAGCTGCACCTCATCCTCGGCAGCCCCCGCATCCGCAGGCTCCGGCGTGTGCGCGCACACCCCCGCTACTCCTGGATCATCCTTGAACTTGTTGGCTGTCCACTTGAAGTAGCGCAGGATGTCATCCGACACGAGCATGTCGTCGTCGGCGATGATGACGAACCGAGCCCCCGCTTCGAACCCGCGCTTCATCGAGAACTCCGGGTTCATCGATACCCCGTAGTGCTCCGGATTCACCTCGGCTTCCAGGTGCGGCAGCAGCTCCCGCTTGTCCGCGCACACCCGGAGAATCTCATCCTGCCTATCAGACGGGTCAGCGTAGACAATGAACCGTCCCAGGCTGTTCACATCACGCACGCCGGTCCAGGAATGCAGCGCCTTCTTCAGGTACCCGGGCCGCCGCCACGCCGTGAGCACGACAGCCATGTCCGAGTAGTTGATCGCTTCAGTCACGTCAGTCACAGCATCCCCTTCGCAGCGAGCTGCGCCTGGTACCATGCAACCGTCTCCGGTACGCGCCACGGCCATGCATGCTCAGCAGAACAGGCTGGATTCTCAGCTACGACAACAGCACCCTCCGGCTCGCCAGCGCGCCCTGATACGTGCACGATACGGGATTTTGACTTGCACGCCTCAATGATGTCCAGTGCTGCGTCCTGCACCCTGGTCGCCACTCCGCTTCCGGCTTCGACCACAGTTCCGTACGGGCCGTTAATCGCCTCGACCAGTACATCTGCCACGTCAGCAGCATGCACCAGGTCAATCATCTGGTCACCGGAACCGTTGATCTCGATCCGCATGCCCGTCAGTGCCCGGCAGGCAAACGACGGGAATATCTTCCGGACACCTCCCGATCCATGCGGAGCGGACATCTTCTGCCCGGCACCGTAGACGTGGTACGCCCGGACCACGGTAATTCTCTCGCCTCGCCAGGTAGCGCGTGCCAGGCCCAGGTCCTCCGCCGCCCCCTTGGTGATCGCGTACGGGTTCAGCTGCCCTTTGTGCCCGGTGCCCACCTGCACGACCGGGATGCCAGCCCGAGCGGCAGCATCGTAGACGTTGAGCGCGCCAATGATATTCGATTCTACCGCCTGATGCTCTCCGCCATTAGCGAACAGTTCTGATGTGCCCAGCACCCCGGCGAGATTGATGACCGCATCAATCTGCCGGGATATCGACTTGTCCAGCTGCGCCCGGTTTTCTACGTACCGGTCATCACAGGCATCGAATGACACGCATGTGTGCCCCGCCTTGCCGAGTGCGTCTTCCGTGTACTTCCCGATGAACCCGTTCGAGCCTGTTACCAGTACTCGCATTCCATCCCATCCCCGTTCATTCTTCATCTCTCGGCCTGAACCACGAAGCAGGACATTCCCGCTTCCAGACCCACTGTGGCCATGTCTCGTCAACATCCACTCCGGCCAGCCGGTGCCCGTCGGAGTGCATTCCCTCACGGAGCCACACCCCGGACCGCAGCGCATCTTCCGTGTCCTTCGTCATCTCCAGGTGGCAGTGCACGTCAAGCTTCGCGATATGCGCAGCCGTCCCGCCCATCCAGGACAGGTGACTCCCTCCGTCGCCCACAGCAGGGAGGGAGTTTCTCACGCCGCGCAGCCTGGCAAACGAGCCAGCGCTTCTCACCTTCGTCACGATCGTACCATGCCAGGGGAGCGGATGCACCCAGTCCACGGCATACTGGCAGAGCCGCTGCTGCAGGACAACCGGGTACGTCCCGGCTCCCACGATCTCGCGCAGCGTGCCCGCCCGGGGAATCTCGTCGCAATCCCCGTGCAGCACCACGTCGTTCCACTCGGCATCCGCGAGACCGCGCTTAACGAACTCACGTTGCGCCAGTTCCCGGCTCCACGGGTCATCCCCCCGGGGCAGTTCATCCGCCTTCACGTGCACGTGAATGATCCGGTCTGCCCACGGGGCAAATCGCTCCCGGTTCCACATGTAGTGCAGCGGCTTCCGGAATCCCCGGTGCGCAATCTCTGCCTCGACAATCACGTGCACAAGATCGTCCACGCCTTCCAGCTCACGGAGGCGGCACTCAAGCACGTCAAGCTCGTCTCCGAACATGAACGAGTCCCAGATCACGCGGTGAGTGCCGCCGTCCACGTAGCCGTGCCAACAATCCCGTCCTCGGAAGTCTTTTCTGCCCCCTGGAACTGCCGGGTAGCTGCCTCAGTGTCCGGGCCGAAATCCCCGTCCATCGTCAGGCTGTACTCGCGCGCGATGAGCAGCGCCTGCCAGTTCTTCACGGTCTGCCCGGTGCTGCCGAGCTGGATCACGGGGATCTGCGTCATGAGTTCATCATACTCTCCGAAGAAGCCGTCGTCAACAAGACTCTGATCCAGATTACGTCCCAGGGCACTGTCCGTCCACTGCGTTCCGTCCATCAGCCGGTCCACCGCGCCGCAGCTGTCCGGACCGCAGATGTGTGCTGTCCCCGTGTAGTGTGCGCTCCAGAATCGGCAGGTGCTCAGGCTGATACCGGCCCCCTGCAGCGCGGCTAGTACCCCACCCATAGCGCTTGCAGACGCGTACAGGCATGGCCTGGGCGTCCCTAGGCCCGGCTGCCGCTGTACCCACCCGGGTACTTGCGCCGCCGTGGCGTCACCATTTTCAACATCCAGGCAGTTCGCGTTTCCTTCTGCCGTCACGGTGATGCTGAGCAGCTGGGCACCCGGGAAACGCTGAGCCAGGTCGCTGAACGTCGGCCAGTGCCCGTTGACGTACCCCGCCACTGCCGGAGCGTCCAGCGGGATGTTTTCCAGGCTCACTGCATCATACATTATCACGGCAGTCGTGCTCCTTGTCATCGGTGTACTCACGTGCAATCAGCTTCGTGAGAATGTCATCCTGCACCGCCAGGTGCTGCTGGATCTTTAGTGCTTCCGCTAGTACCGCTTCGGCATCCTGGTAGGTCTGCTCAGCACGCTTGTCCGAAGTTTTTGCCTGGATGTTCTGGCCCACGATGATGACGGGCAGTAGCACCAGCTGAAGGAAATTGGATGATACCCAGGCGATGATGATCGTCAGGTTGTGTGAGGTAATAGCCGATGGCAGTGACACTAGTGCGATGAGCGCGAACACGTAGCCGCAGATCATCGTGCCGACCACGGTGGTAACCGCCAGCCCGATCCTTGCATTCAGGCCGCCACCCCGCTCCGTAGCGGTACTGACTGGTCCTTGTTCCTTCCGCCTGGCGATGTGCGGATGCGGAACGTGTTCAAACAGCATTACGTGTCTGCTCCTTTCCCGCCTTTGCGCATGTCCTCGCGGAAGCGCTCCAGGATGCCGATCCTGTTCTCGTGCCCGTTCAGCTCAGTCCGCACGCTCGTCACGAACTCACGCAGCTCAGCAGTCAGGCTGAAGACTGCATGCGTGTTCTCGTCCAGCTTGTCGGAGTTGTGCCGGACCGCAGCTGCCTGCTCGGCGCGTTGCTGGCCTTCTTGCGTCCAGCGCTCTCGCTGCTTGCCGTAGTACTTCATCAGGCCGCCCGCTACGCCGAATACGGTAGCGACGCTGCCGAGAATGTAGTACACGGTAACGCTGCTGATGCTGCTGCCCGCCCCCGGCTGAGCAATCGCGGCCAGGATAACCTGGCTCAGCATCCGAGCCTCTTCTTGAGCACGCTGAAGTCACTAGCCAGTTGCGCATCGTACTGCCGACTTGGATTGGATGTATTCGCGTTCGGCGGAGCCGGAGCCGCGTCAAGCAGGTCGATAACGGAGCACCACTTGTGCTCGGATGAGCTGACAGACCACGATACAAACGCGACAGTACCGCCGGCAAATGCCAGGAAGCAGAAAACGATAAGCACGACAGGAATGATAAAGAAATGTTTAGTCGAGCGGTCATCATCTGGAACTGGAAATACCACAGGGTCTCCTAGATTGCTCATGCTGAAACCCAGAAGCAACTGAACTGCGAGTACACCTGCGCACTAGCTGAGGTGGATACGTACGTCCCCCAGGCTCCCCCCCAGCTCTGCGCTTGCAGGGACGGGTAAACGGATTCCCCCGGAGCCAGGTAGTAGAGATTGATCGCGGTAGCACCCGGAGGAGGACCTCCGGTAGATACCGGGTAGTAGACCTGCTGGAACTGATCCGGAGAAGATGACGGGATGATACTGCCACTAGAACTGACGTTGAATCCGGCGGTCAGCACTCCGGCAGTGCCGGAGACGGGCGGCACGGCATACAAGTCCGCGATGCACAGGTACCAGCCCGCCAGCTGAGACACGTACCGGTGATTAGTTGCATCCCAGCCGCCGTAGTTGTCCCCGTTACCGCCGTTGGGAGGAGCGCCGAGTGTGTCTATTGTCACCTTGTTAAAGGCCGCAGCCGTGCCGAATCCGGTTTGCGCCGTCAGCTGGTATCCGGTGAAGTACGGCCTGTTCATCAGGAATGTGATGTCGGCCCCCAGATGCTGATTGAGTGCTGCCGTCAGCGCCGTGCCGGACAGCGCACCCGCCTGCCAGCGGAATGAAGTACTAGGAGTTGCATACGTCAAGACAGTACCGGTAGCGGCTACCTGTCCCATGTACGCTCCGATAAGCCGGGATCCGTAAGACGGCAGCAGCGTCAGGTTGCCGCCGCTATTCTGGAGCCCGTAGGTGAGCACCGTGTCATTTTTTGCCAGGCTGAGTATCCGCACGACTGACGTGCCCGTCATCCCGACACCCGTTATCCCCGGCCCGACGGGAGTCGCCTTGTAGACAGGCCCCTGGTAGAAGTTACCGATGCCGGTTCCGCCGGATCTCGTCTCTAGTCCTGAGTAGCGAACGCCCGCTGATGACTGCGTGCCCCAGCCGACTGTCGGGCAGAACAGGTACAAGCCCGGAAGCGGGACAGTGTAGATGCTGTTAGCTGTTGACCAGCCGCCGTAGTTGTCCACGTTCGGAGCCCCGGTGAACAAGATAGCTCCGGTGCCGCTGGTAGTGAAATTCTGGCTGCTCGCTGCGGTGACGCGCAGCATGGGCGGGTTGTTAAGCAGCGTCAGGCAGGATCCGAGCGTGGTATTAAGCGCTGCAGAGGTAACCGTCCCCCAGCTCGTCGTCGGAACTGGGATAGACCCGAGCGTGCCGCCCCCGGTAGACACTCCATTCCAGAGCCAGCCCATCCGGGTGGTCTGCCCGGCGGTATCACTCCCGTTAGCGAAAATGATAGGCGTGCTTGCCGTCAGCCACCAGAAGGACGGCTGCCAGGTGTTGACGGACCCGAACCCGGGATTGATGAGGTCCAGGTACCACGGGCAGTTGTTGTGCGTAGTCGTGCCGTACTGGAACACGCCGTTGGCGAAGGCGGTTCCGCTCAGGAACACCCCGGCTCCGACGCCGCCGGGAGGCGTGCTGACATTTTCCGTATACGGGAATCCCCACGTCAGCCACTGTCCGGCGTATCCTCCCAGCGCCCCGCTGGAGGCCCCGACAAAGTTGCGGAAGTGGAACAGGGAGTTCACGCCGGGAGAATCCGCCCCGACCCCGTACAGGGCAGTGTTATCTATCACGGTAAACGCCTGGATACCGGAAACGTTTACCTGCTGCTGAACAAGAGGAGCATAGGCTGTGCCGCTGGCAGTCACGGACTCCGACAGCAGCGGCCGGTGCGCGTGGAACAAGATGCCAGTCGCGCCCGTGATGGTGGCAGTGGCACTGTACATGTCCAGGTTCAGCTGCTGTGCGGACAGCGGACCGGAAGTGTATGTACTCGGTGGTGTCGGGATGTCATTCACCTCACCAGGCTAGGATCGTTGTTCCAGGTGTGTCATATCCTGTCGTGTCCGCGCAGAGCACGTTATTCGACGGCTGGTAAGGACTTACCTGGTACGTCACGTAGAAGTAGCGCGACCCGATATCATACGAGATGCGCTCGATGATGCCGAGTTCCGATATCATCGCTCCTCCCACCGGCCGCCGGTTCACCTGCACGATATCACCGATGTCCAGGTTCAGGATCACCGGGAAAGCGATAACCGGGTTAGCGGACGCCTCGATCTTGATAGCAGCCACGTGGATGGACGGCTGCGCGAACTCGGCGATGGACCAGGTGGTCACGTCCGACACGTCGTACGGGGACACCACATTCGAGCTGAAGCTCAGCGCGGATCTCCGGAAATACTGCTGCTCAGAAGCGAGATTTCGGTCATCGTACACGGTCAGCTGGTTAGGGCCGCTCTCCAGCGTCGCGGTCACCTCATTGTACAGGTACGAGTTGTCGAAGTCAAACTCAGTTTCTTTTTCATAAGGCACTTCCGGGCTCACCTGGATGAGCGCACCCGTCGCGATGTACAGCGGGGACGTACCCGAGTAAACTGCTGCTCCGGCCCGCGTCACCCCGGCTGGCACTGTGCAAGCCGACTGGATGTAGGTCCAGGATGACGGCGGGATCACGGTAGTGGTGCCGACAGTGCTGCCCGCATTCCACACGATGCCGCCCGCCGCTACTGTCCCGCCCGCAGCGGAAAAGACCCAGGCTCCGGTCGTGTAGGTACCTCCGGCTGTCACCGGCCCGAACGGGGATACCGCCAGGGTGCTGACGGCTGTCCCCGGCTGGAACAGCAGAGTGCCCAGCGGGCCGTATGTCATTCCTGATTCGTAGGTAACAGACCCGGCACCGGTAGCTGACCAGCCGACGCCGTTGTTGATGTTAATTTCCGGATTCGGGTTGGCGATATCCGGAGCAGACGTCGCATTGTCACCAAGCACGGCCTGCGCAGTCAGGTTATAGGCAGCAGTTCTTTCCAGGTAGGTGATGGTGCCGTCCGCTTTGACGTAATACTGCCCTCCTTCACCTTGCGCAACCGCGTTGATCGCATCACTTGCGGTCGAGCCATTCAGCTGGTAGGCTGGTCCTACTTGAGTGATTTCGGCAACCCCCGTGGCTCCGCTTTTCAGGTATCCGCCGCGTCGCAGACCCAGCTGCGCCCAGTCGAGGATCTGCGCGAATCGCTGTCCTGCACTCACCCCTGACCAGCCGAACTCTCCAGTCTGGTAATGCGCGGCGATTCGTGACGCCGGAAGGATGTATGAGTAGACAGCAAGATGACCGGCTGCATAGTTGAAGGAAGAGTAGAAGTTGGCAACCAGATCCTGTATCTGGCAATCGTATGAGTATCGCCCTGGTCCTAGGACTATCGCATCAAGCGCAAAGTCAAATATCGTCGTACTGCTTCCGTCATTCACTCCGTTTAGCCACACCGTGAAAAAAGGCGATCCTCCTCCGGTGAACTGAACGACGCAGTGCTGTGGGGACTGAGATGGCAAGACAGCACCGGCTAGCAGGGACACATCGCCGACTTGCACGTTCAGGAGGGCTTCGGAGCCGCCGTTCACGATGTTAACAACCAGGCAGGCTCCGTTGTTCTGCGTCTCGTTCTGCACTATGAACGCTGACGGAGTGCTGTAACCGGACAGCAGCGTCGTACCCTGCGTAGCGGTCCCGTCCCAGGAAAACCAGAATTCAAGAGTGAACGACAGCGAAGACGACACCCCTGCGACAGCAGGCAATCCCGGATCACTGTAAAGTAGAGAAGGACCGCGTGTCCCCGTCACCTGGGAACTGTACCCGGTCGCGCCCATCCCGGTGCCGTCGTCACCCAGGAAGTTAATGGACAGCCCGGTGCTGACCTGCACAGTCTGCCCATCGAAATAGACGCCTACCGCCTGGTTGTTCGTAGCACTGTTCAGGGCGATCTGCCCGTTAGCATCCACCGGAGTGAGCGCGGGGCTGCCTGCGTAGAAAAACAGGTTGGCTGGAGTAGCTCCGGTAGTAGCGGTCGTGTACTGCTCGTTGCACGGCAGATAGGCATACGGATTGTCGATCAGCACCTCGCCTATCAGCGCAGAATACATGCTGCCTGCCGCCGCGACAGCGATAGCATCCGTTGCCGTGACCTGGGAGAAGCCCCACTGCGGCATGTCCGGCCAGGACTGTGGCCAGCGCTCGGCAAACCCGGACCAGAGCGGGTACTGCCTCCCTTGCCACCAGCAGCTGATCCGCATCGGGGTCTCTAGTGCGACCAGCCCCGTGGTGACAGCAGTCCCCGTGACGACAGCTGCCTCTGCTACGTAGAATAGCGTTGATGACGGTGGTGTTCCTCCCATCTCCAGCCCGAAGAAGATAAGAGTGCTCCCGCTTGCCGGAGTAACCCCCGTGTAAGTTATCTGGGTCCACACCCCGGCTGGAATGGGGGAGACAGAGCCACTAGTGCTGAATATATCGCCGCCGGAATTAGCCCAGGTGATGACGATAGCAGCACCAGTTGTCCAGCCTGCCGGGCACATGACCCAGCAGGAAAAGGAGTACGTGTAGTTCTGGTTGACTGGAGCCCCGACAGTAGTGAAGATGGCAGTGTTAGCAGTAACACCATCCGGCGTTATCAGCATGGAATACTGAGCATTCGCATTAAGCCCGGATGCGAACGTTTCCGCCCGGGACTGCGACAAGGACGCGCCGAAAACACCACGCCACCCGCTGATCCCCGACTGGAATGACATGTTGGAGTTCAGTGCATTCGAGTAGTACGGAGAACCAGGATTGGTCGGGGTGAATGCTCCGTCGTGATTATCCAGGTAGATGGTCATCTGCCCGGCTTCTTCCTGCTGCAGCTCGTACTGCCGTCCGCGCGCTGCGGAAATCCGTCCCGCTACTGCGTCACCGATGACCCGGGTGCTGATGTCGGCCCACGGCACGTACTCACTAGCGAACGTGAAATCAAGTGAGGACGAAGCATTGCCCGGCGTCGCCCCGAATGCTGCTTCCGTGATAATAAGCGGAAACCGGAAGTCGTACTGCGGCGGTGGAGAGACACTTGCTATCAAGGCGCACTGCACCACGCTGTAGGATGAAACAGTCCCGAAAGTTCCGTTAGTCGTCACGCTTCCGGCAATGATGCCGGTATTCCAGTACGGGTAGACAGACATCCCGGTGCTAGCACTCCCGGTAGAAGACACCTCACTCGTCAGTGCCGTCCAGCCTGCCGGACCTGCCAGAGCCTGGCTGCTGTTCCCGGACGCGAACAAGGCGAACCCGATATCGTTGCTGGATGCCACTCCGGTCAGCGTGGGAGCGGTACCGCCCGAGTTGGCACTGATGCTGTAATCAATGTCAATAACCTGCGCCAGCCCGGCTATCTCCGTGATAGTCCAGGCAGCCGACGCCGTGTACCCGGCGATGCCGACAGATACCCAGTCCACGCTCTGCGCGTTCACTGTCGCCCAGATAGCGCATCGAGTGGTAGAAGTGATGCCCGGCCCGCCGCGTGATATGCCAATCTGCTTCCACAGATTGCCGGTGCTGTCCGACACGCATGCAGAGGGAACCCCGATGTAGCTGCCGCTCGTCACGCAGTTCCACCCGATGAACGCAACTAGCCCGTTTCCCTCCGTGGAGGTGATAGCTGTCGTGCCTACACCGTAGCCGCCCGCTGACGATCCGGTCACCTGCTGCACGATATGCGTGTTCCCGCCCGTGCTGACGGGGGTGACTTCCGGGTCTATCCACCAGTTAGCCGAGGTGTACGTAGTACCGGGATAACTGATCCCGACAGCGAAGTTGTAGTCCTCCTGACCGTCAGACGAGGAACTAGCGCTCGGGGCTAGCAGCGGCCCGTTAGAGAGTCCGCTAGCACCCGGGCCGGTTGACCAGTAATCGTCTGTCTCGTAGAGACTGTCAGCGGCCAGCAGGTAAACACATGCCTTGTATATGGTGACTGCTGTCAGGACCGGCGGCGTGACAAACGGTCCGCGCACCCATCCTGAGCCAGCCGCACCGGACCAGGCAGGGCTCAGGGTCGCGACCAGCACCTGCCCGGACACCTCGTACAGGCCGATCGTCGGCAGG